GAGATGGAATTACAAATTCTAATCTCTAACAATGATGTGGAAGTCATTGAGCATACAGACTTTGAAGATGGTACGCATGATCTGGTCTTGAAAAGAACATCGTACACAGGTAGGGTTAGGGTAGAGAATGTTCCGCCTGACGAGTTCCTTATCTCTAGAGAAGCGAAGGCTATGCAGGATGCAAGATTTGTTTGTCACCGCCTTCCTAAAACATTGTCTGATCTCCGCGAGATGTATCCTGATAAAAACCTTGAGCCAGAAGATTTATCCGGTGGTGGGTTTAATGAGGACGAATACTCAATGGAGAGGCTGTCTAGGTATGAGTTCGACAAGTCAGCCAAGTATTGGGGTAATGAATGGGGAGGCTCTACAGAAGATGAGTCCCTACAAACCTACTGGCTGCATGAAAGTTTCTTGCGTACAGACTACAATAATGACGGCATAGCTGAGCTAAGAAAAGTTTGCACGGTTGGTGATTACGTTTTACAAAACGAAGAAGTGGACTCTATACCATTTGTAAGCATCACGCCAATAAAGATACCGCATAAGTTTTTTGGGTTGTCGGTGTCTGATTTAGTTATGGACCTTCAGCTAATGAAGAGTACATTGATGCGTAATCTCATGGACAATATGTACAACCAGAACTTTGGTAGATACGCAGTCCTTGAAGGGCAAGCGAATCTAGATGATCTATTAACGCAACGGCCCGGTGGTGTGGTTCGCGTAAAATCTCCCAACGCTATCACCCCTTTGGCGACCCCATCACTGGAGCCGTACTCATTCCAGATGCTTGAGTATTTAGACAGCGTTCGGGAATCCCGCGCTGGTGTTTCCAAAATGTCTCAAGGGTTGAATGAGAATGCTTTAACGTCACATACTACGGCAACTGCTGTGAATGCTGTTATGACCGCAGCGCAGAGTAGAGTAGAATTGATTGCTAGAAACTTTGCAGAAACAGGTGTTAAGGAGTTAATGCGTAGAATATACGAATTACTGCTAAAGAATCAAGATAAGGAACGGACGGTAATGCTGCGTAATGAGTGGGTTCCTGTTCGGCCTGACGCTTGGAATGATAAGGCAGACTGCACTGTATCTGTTGCGCTAGGTAATGGCAATAAGGATCAGCAGTTAGCTCACTTGTCTGCAATGCTTCAATTCGCTGGAGAAGCGATGAAGGGTGGGTTGTCTATAGTAAACGAGCAGAATATGTACAACATAGGCGCAGCCATGATAAAGAACATGGGGTTCCAGAATGTTAATGATTTTCTTACTGACCCCTCTATGGCTCCGCCAAAGCAGGAAGGGCCGACTCCTGAAGAGCAAATGGCGCAAGCCGAGATTCAATTAAAGCAGCAAGAGCTTCAAATAAAAGCTGCTGACATCCAAGTTAAACAACAAAAGATTCAGCAAGTAGCCGCTGCTGACGCTGTAGATGCAGAATTGAAAATGGCTGAACTTCAACTTGAGCGTGAGCAAAAACGCGCAGTAGCTATAGGAGCCACATGAACCGAGAAGAAGAGGCCAAGAGACTCTTACAAAACGAATTATTTGTAGAAGCATTTGACACATTAGAGAAAGAGTTGTTGCTGAGTTGGTCTAGGACAGGCTCAGCAGATGTAAGCCAGCGGGAGTCATGCTGGTTAGCGACGAGACTGCTTGAAAGAATCAAATCCCATATAACGTCCATAGTTGAAACTGGACACATGGCTAAGGTTCTAGAAAAGCAACACCCACATATATAAGGAGAAGTAAAAATGGCGGATACGCAAGCTGCCCCGTCTGTGCCGCAAGGCCCAATAGCTGCTGAAGAAAGTATTGATGCAGCCCATAATGCAATTCTAGGATTATTAGATTCCGCTGAGGAACAACCTAAAGCCGAAGAAGAGCAACCTTCAGAAGAAGAAGAGTCTACAGAGGAAACTCAAGACGAATCATTGGAAGAAGTTTCCGAAGAGGAAGAAGAATCTGAGGATGAAGAATCTGAAGAGGAAGAAGAATCTGAGGAGTCCGAAGAAGAGGACGATGACAAAGATGCACTTTATGAAGTTCGCGTTGATGGCGAAGATCATGAAGTTACCCTCGATGAACTCGTTAAAGGATATTCTCGACAATCGGATTACACTAAAAAAACTCAAGCGTTAGCAGCAAGCAGGGAAGAAGCTGAATTAGCTAAATCTCAGTATGATGCAGCATTGCCTGAACTGCAGCACTTGAAACAGCAGTACGTTGACGCATTAGGACAAGTCATAAATAACTCTATGGCTGGACTTGAAAGATTCAACATTGATTGGGAAACCTTAAAAGAAGATGACCGCGAGGAATATCTTTTAAAGAGGGAAGAGTTTAGGCAAGCTCAGGAATCGATACAACGAACTCAGCATCAAAGAAACCAAGAAGCTGCTAATATGCAGCGAGAAGCAGATGCAGCGCATCAGCAAATGGTTCAAGCTGAACAATCGAAACTTGTAAAATTAGTTCCAGAGTGGGGTGAAGCCGACACCAGACAATCATTGGCTATTGAGATAAGAGATTATGCTCTATCTCAGGGATTTACTAAAGAGGAGATATCTTCTCTAGTTGACTCAAGATCATTCGTAGCTTTGATGAAAGCAATGAAATATGATGCTTTATCTAACACAAAAATAAAAGCAAAGAAGATAAAGAATAAGCCGAAAGTTGTTCGCTCAGGTACAGGAACAAAGAGGAAAGAGGAAGCCAAAAGCAAACGTAATGCCCAAATGAAGCGTCTTAAAGAGACAGGTCATGTAGATGACTCAGTTAGTCTCTTTGAGGATTTCGTAGAACTTTAAAATAGGAGGATTGCATTATGGCAGTACCACCCGGCACTAGGTTGACTTTCGGTGGTGTTCAAATCCGAGAAGACCTAAGTAACATTATTTATAACATTTCGCCAATGGACACTCCGTTCATGAATGGCTGTGGCAAAGGATCGGCTTCTAATACTCTATTTGAGTGGCAGAAAGACGAACTTGCTGCGGCAGCGGCGAACCGCAAACTTGAAGGCGACGATCCGACATCGTTAGCAGTTGTCGAGCCTGTTAAGTTGACGAACCAAACCCAAATTAGTGAAAAGGCAGTCCAGACTTCTGGCACCGCTGAAGCAGTAGATTGGGCGGGTCGTAAATCTTCGCAAGCCTATCAGCTAGCCAAACGCGCAAAAGAAATTAAGCGTGATATGGAATTCATGCTGACGGGTGAAACAGTGAAAGCTGCTGGCGCTGCTGGTGTGGCAAGAGCAACTGGTGCTTGTATGACTTGGATGGGTGACGCTGTAGCGGCTGATTCCAACATCATAGATGCAACGGCTGGTCCTGCGGCTCCTGTTGCTAACGCTGGTACTGGTACTAGTGTAGCGGCTCCTGCGGGTGCTGACGTTGTGTTGACGATGGATCATGTCAATGATTGTGTCGAGCAGATTTTTAAGGCTGGCGGTTCGCCTGATGTAATCATGTGCGACTCTTCGTTGAAAGTCAAAATGTCTTCACTAGCTGGCTCGACTGTTGCTGATATCGTGACGAACCACGATAAGAGTTCACCGGCAACGTCGATCAACTCTGTTGATGTTATCGTGACAGACTTTGGCACTTTCAAGATTGTACCTAATCGCTTCTGTTTAGCTAACCAGCTATATGTACTAGATTATGATTTCTGGTCTGTTGACTATTTACGTCCGTTCCAGACTGAGACTCTAGCTAAAACTGGTGACTCCGTTAAGCAGATGATGATTGCTGAGTATGGCCTACGTGGTAAAAATGGTCAGGCTTCAGGTGCGGTCATTGGTGTTAAAGCTGCGTAAGATGTGCTGGGGGCGGCTCTTAGGAGTCGCTCCCTTCCACTTAAAGGTAAAACATGAGCGTAAAGAAAGCGTTAAAGCAGGGATTAAAGCCCCAGAAAGATGTTAAACCAACTAAAACTGACTATACAGTAAAGGCTTTTACAGAGAAAGCAATGAAAGCATTTAAAAAGATGTCAGGTGAACGGGGTGATCTTCCGTTATGAAAAACCAGCATTATAGGCCAACTACGTTTGAAGATCACAAAGACGGTACTTATAGCATCGTTACGACTCAGGATGTTGATCCCCTTCTTGAAGTCAATAAAAAATTAGAACGAGAGTACGGGGATAAGCTTACGCCCGGAAAACAGGCGCATGGTACTAGGGTTGCTTCCATACCCACAACAATCTGGGAGCAATGGCTGAAAGATACTAACGGGGCTATAGAGAAAGACCCTAAGCTGCTTGCAAAATATTTAAATGATCCTGATAACAAATATTTCAGGACTACTCCAACGAGGGTATAACTATGTGGCTATACAATCCCGGTCAACCCGGATCAGTGCAAACAAACTTCGGAATCCTGAA